AGTCGAGCCTGTAGTTGTTCACGACTTCACTCGTCAGCCTGGTCAAACTGTTCAGCTTGATCGCTATAAGTTCTGGGGTACCCCTGGTACTAAGGACAGCCGTGAGCGTATTGCCGACCAAACCATCGGTACCGCTAACAGCCGTAACATCACCAAGGAGAAAGTTTTGGTGGTGCTTAAGGAATACACTGGTCCTGCAGATCCGGGTGATCCGACTCAACCTTCGACCTTCAAGATTGCTCGCGAAACCCTGATCACGGCCCAGCGCCTGCTTCTGGATTCGGGCAACCTGAATATGTTCCACCAGTCGATCGGTAGCCTGACGCTGCTTGACGACTATCGCCGTTGGCGTGACCGCGTCTTTATTGACGAACTGTCGAAAGCAGAAGCCAATGGCGCTGCTTCTACTACCCAAGGTGGTTACTACTTCGCTGGTAACAAGATCAAAGATTCCTCTGGTCGTATCAGCTACACCGCCACCGAATACGGTAATGAAGTTCAGCAGTTCCAGGTGCGTACTGACCTGCTGACCGTTGTTAAGGATCTGCGCAAGCGTAACGTTCCGACCTTCGCTGATGGTCTGTATCGTTGCATCTGCGATCCTACCTTCATGATGCACCTGCGTCGTGATCCTGACTTCCGTGAGATCGCTCGTTACAGCGGCAATCCTGGCCAAGGCATGTACATGGGTAACCCCATGATGCCTAACAACGCCAGCTTCTACATGGGTCCCCAAGCTGGCCAAGGCTACTTCCTGGCTGGTGAACCTGTAATGCCTACTGGCGTTCAGTTTGAAGGCGTGAAGTTCTTCGAGTCGACTAACTTCCCGACCAAGAGTGTGACTGCCTCTTTTGATGGTGGTTCCACCTATGCCTCCAGGGAAGCTGCCCAAGGCTTCTTCTTCGGTCCTCAGTCTGTTGGCGTTGGTATCGGCGGCCCGAACGCTCAGGTGCTCATCAACAACAACGATGACTTCAGCCGTTTTATTATCTTAATTTGGCAACTGTACGCTGGTTTCGAGATCCTGAACAAGGACTTCGTGACCACTGCTTACAGCTTTGTGCAAGATGACGGCACTGTTTGATAACTAACGTATAAACCACAACATAGGAAAAGATAAATGACCTATTTGTCCGCTAAAAAAATCTTCCCAGGTAACTGGGCAGAACCTCTGAACGGTTGGTACAAGAACATTGATGCCGACTACGCAGGTACTGATGACGGCTCCAAGGGCGGCCCCACTTCTGTGCTGGCTGTCCCTGGCTACCGTTACTTCCAGCAGCGTGGTTACGTCCCTGTGACTGCCACCTCTGGCTCTGGTGCTGTGTCTTCTGCTGCAGTGATCGTTCCTTCGCCTTACCGCCAGGACGACACCCGCCCCGACATCACCGGCATGGTGATCTCTGGTAGCAGCACCCTGCCTGCTTATGTGTACCGCGCCACCATCTCCGTTGCTTCTGGCTGGGGTGACGGTCGTGTTTCCTCTGGTGTTTATGCCGCCACTGGTAACGTGATTTCCTTCGGTCGCAGCAATGGTGGTAGCCCCACCGCTGCTTCCGGTATTGGCGAAGGTGTGATCCAGGCCAACCTGACTTCCACCGTGTCTGGTACCCAGGCTGGTGAAATCTTCTTCGCTGCTGGTTCCGCTGCTTACAGCACCAATCCGTTCCTGATTGCATCCGGCGCAGCCGGTGTGACCGCTGGTAACGTGAACTACGCTGTTACCTCTGCAACCACCCTGCGTGTGTTTGCAAAAGAAACCGCGAATAGCACTGCTACTTCCGGTGGCTTCTACATCTCCAGTGGTGATTCCACTGGTGGTCGTACTGGTTACCTCGTGGTTGAGTGCTGCTACATCCAACCTGATGTGGCACCTGGCTACGAAGATATCGATGGCTATCTCCTGGGCCGCACAGTCAGCTGATTAGGTTAAACTAAGACCAGTGAATAACTGGTCTTATGTCAGCTACTGCAGCAATGCTTTATCAGCACAAAAAAACAGGCGCAAGAGTCAAGATTGTAAGCGAATGGGATAACGGCGATTGGTACATGGTCGAAGACCAAGACGGTCGCCTTTATACCGCTTACAGGACTGAACTTACGCCTGATGAAGCTGCTACCAAATCGGTAAAAACGCTTCAAGTAAAAGATAAAGCTGCTCAGGAAGAGCCACGTACTTTTCCCCCGGACAACCGTTTAAATATCAATTCAGCTACCGCCCAAATGATCGCTGATCATATTAAAGGTATTGGATTGAAAACAGCCCGAGAGATTAAAGATCTTCAGATGTCCTTATCGGGTGAAAGGTTCAACAATCTCGAACAGTTAAGACAAATCAAGCGAGTTGACTGGGACGCAGTTCTGGCAGCCGACTTAATCAGAGTTTGATTACTCATCTCCTTGCCAAGCCCCTGGGAAACCAGGGGTTTTTTAATCTTACAATTAAAAATAAAACATACGATGGCTGAAAGATCAATCGTTGATATTGGTAAGTACCTGCAGCGACCTGAAATTGGTTTGCGCGTTCGCGAACATCCTGCATTTGGCGGCGTAGGAGGAGGTCATTCGCCTACTGGTTACCATCCCAAAGGCCTTGCAATTGACGTCACTGATTGGCGTCCTGATATGGCCCCCGCATATGAAGGCGGCCCCAAGCTTGATTGGAAGACGCGTACCGGTAATCTCAGTTGGCGTGCAAAACAGTTAGGTGTATTTAATGAAGCCCTAGGCCCTGGTGACAAGGGTCATGACACTCATGTACACCTGGCATTAGAAGGCAAAAAATTCCTTACTGAGCCACAACTCGAATGGCTGGCTACTGGTCGCTATAAAACACCAGACGGTAAACTGACGGATGTAATGCCAACAGCATCAACACAATCAATCTCATCTGAAAACCCTGGCTCTGTAAACACACAAGCTGCTGCAGCTAACTTGTTTGGTGCTTTGCTTAATGCTGTGCAACCTAAGGAAAAAACACTACAGCAACAGTTGATGGAATCGGCTATGGCCAGTACTTTTTCACCGAAAAAATCAAACATTCCAACATTACTACAGTACGCCAGCTCTGGTCCACTTGATGAAATTATCTACGGATAACTAGCGTTTATAATTAAAAACATACGGAAATAGGCTGTGCAACTCAGCGACTTTGATAAAAGTAGAGTCCGGTATCATCTGGGCTACTTCACGGTTTCCGTGCCAGCGGGCGATTATGCCCGTCTGGAAGAAGCCATGAATACGATCCCAGATTCGTACTTTTACGACAAGATTGCTATTCAGATTGGTCGCTGTGACACTGCCGAAAAGAAGACTGAGGTTGCCACTTCACCTTCTACCCGTCTTGAAAGTATTGTTGGTGACGTTGATCGTACGATCAGATCCAGTAATGCCAAAGAGGCACTCAAGGTTTGGGATGAGATTTATCTCTACGAAACCAACCGTTTAGCCGGTATCCTTTACGTACCTAACTACAAGGATCCGTTCCAAGCCAGATATCGTTACGAACGCTCTGGTGCTGAATTCATCCAGGCTTTACCTGGCCCTGCCGACACCAGTGTTGGTTCTCGTATCTATCTACATGAGCTTTGGAGGTAATTATGGCTGATCTTTACAATTATGCCAATCAATTTACACTTGGGCAGCTTTTTCGTGGCGGTCAAAATGTTCTTCAGGGCGCTGCAAATCTGTTAAATCAAGCGGGCATTGGCACCCGAGGAACTCCTCCTAGTAACACCAAAGGAGCAAGGCCTATTGGCGCACAAGCCGTATTAAACGGTAAACCTGTCTATTGGGGAGGTGATAATTATGGTTGGCAATCGCTGAATGGCACAGGAAGTAGCGCCACGCTAAATACTCTTAATGTCCCTGGTGCCCAAAGTCGTTTTACACAAGATCCAGGGTTTCGTCCTTTAGGCGGCACCCCTGAAGAACGTGCACAAGCTGCGGAAACATCCCGTATTGCTCAATTAACTGCACAAGATCCAGAGCTTCAACGCTATGAGGCTGCTCGTCTAAAAGCCGTAGCACCTGGCGCAACAGCAGAACAAGTGCAGTCTGCAGAAGATATTGGCATGCAGATCTGGCGTCAGAAGTATGGCACCACTCCCATGGGGCAAACGGGTGGCGCAGTTGGATCTTTTAACCCCTTGATGCAGAAAACTTTTGGCTATCAGTCCGGCATGGCACCAAATCAACTTGCTGAGATGCAAAAGACGGCTGCTCCAATTCCCGTAGCTCCAGGGGCGCTTCCATACCAGATGGGCGATCTTGGCACCCGTGTTTCAGAAACAGGGTATGATCCTGCTGCTTACGGATTAACACCAGACAAAATTGAGGAAATGAAGAAAAAACTTCTTCAACAAGCAAGTAAGTAATTTAATTGGCATTGCTTTGCATGTAAGCCCAACCAACTGGACACGAATCTTTGATTCACGGGGGCCAGTGTTGTTGCTTTAAACCGATGATTCTCTGTCCCAATCTTGTTAAACGCACCCTTGTGTACCTGGCCACAACAC